GCGAGTTCAGAGATGTAGATATGGTGGGTATGGATTTGCGTCAAGCAATCATGCCTTTACCATTTAAGGAGCCATCTCAAACCTTGTATTCATTACTTGGCACTCTTATTGACTCTGGTAGACGCTTTGCATCAATGGCTGACATGAAAGTTGGAGAGATGCAAGGCAACGCACCAGTTGGCACAACAATGGCTATTATGGAACGTGGCACAAAAGTAATGTCTGCGATCCATAAGCGTTTACACTATTCGCAAAAAATAGAGTTTAAGTTATTATCAAGGATATTTGCTATGGATGTACCCATGTATCCATACCAAGTACCCGGAGCACCACCAGAAATTAAACAATCAGATTTTGATGACAGAATTGATATATTACCAGTTTCTGATCCAAACATCTTTTCTATGTCACAACGTATTGCTTTGGCACAAACACAATTACAACTAGCTCAAAGTAATCCAGAAATTCATGGGCCAAATGGTATGTATCAGGCTTATAGAAAAATGTATGAAGCATTAGGAGTTACGAACATAGAGGCTGTGCTACAACCTCCCCCGCAGCCTATGCCCATGAACCCTGCAAAAGAAAATCAAGAAGCATTAAAGGGTCAAGGCTTAAATGCTTTTCCAGAACAAAATCATCAAGCACATATTACTGCACATTTAGCCATGATCAGTACACCAGTTGCACAATCAAATGCAGCTATTGTGATGACACTCCAAGGTCATATTTCTGAGCATATTGCCATGATGTCAGAACTACAAGCACAACAAGAAGTAATGGCTACAATACCACCGGAACAACAAGCAATGATGCAACAAGATCCAAACGCAATGAAAGTAATACAAGATCAAATGGCATCAAGAAGTGCAGAGTTAGCAGCAGAGATACAAGAGCAATATGCACAAGCGTTAACACCTCCACCAAGTGAAGATCCTCTTGTAACAATTAGAAAACAAGAATTAGCATTGCGAGGTCAAGAAATAGCACAAAAGCAAGATCAATTTGATTCAAAGCAAACTCTTGAAAGAGAAAAAGAGAGAAATGATATTTTACTAGATCAACAGAGATTAGATCAACAAGAGGAATTAGCTAATCAAAGAGACCAAACTACTAGAGATATTGCGGCAATGAAAGCTATGAAAGGATAAAATATGTCAAGTTCAGTAAGAGAAAAAATTTGGGAAGTTGAAAAAGAGAAGAAAAGACAAAGAAGGCTTGCAAAAGAGGGAGTTGTAGATGCCGTTGAAGAAAGGCAAAAGCCAGAAAACAATAAGCCAGAACATACGCAAGTTGAAGAAGGAGAAATATCCGCAAAAACAAGCAATAGCGATAGCGTTGTCGACAGCGGGGAAATCAAAGCCGAAATCAACAAGCCAAAAAAGAAAAGCAAAAAAGCCAGTAAAAAAGCGTGATGGCGGCATAATAAAAAAGTTTTCTGATATAGCTAAACCACAAAAATTTAAAGGGATATTCTAATGGATCCCGCAACCATAGGTGTAGCAATCACAGCGGCTAATACTGCTTTCAATGCAATCAAACGTGGTTTTCAAGCAGGTCGTGAAATTGAATCTATGGGCAAAGATTTAGGACGTTGGATGTCAGCGTTGAGTGATATTGACAACGCAGAAAAAACTGCAAAGAACGCCTCTCCATTAAGAAAGTTATTTAAAGGTAATGAAATAGAAGCTAGTGCGATAGAGGCTTTTACAGCAAAAAAGAAATTAGAGGCTCAACGTCAAGAGTTAAAGACTTTCATAAATTTTCATTATGGTAGTAATTCTTGGAACGAGATTTTGCAAATGGAAGCAGAAATTAGAAAAAAAAGAAAAGAAGAAGTCTATGCTAGACAAGAATTTTATAGGAAAATATGGGAATACATAGGATACTTTGTGTTAGCTTGCACAGTAATTGGTTTCTTGTTTTTCCTTGCTTGGGTTTATAAAGAGAGTAGAAGATGACACAGAAAAAACTTCAAAGAGGTTCTATATTAGATGAATACGATCTAGATGGTGACAACACAATTACTAATGAGGAGCTTCAGAGAGCAAAAGAAATAAAGGAGACAGAAACAAAACTACGAAAAAATCTTGCACAATTAAGAATGGCAAGATACACATTGATAGGAATGGGAGTATTTACACTTGCAATGTTTTTAGTGCCAATAGAAAGAGTCGAAGCTTTAGCAGATATAAGTAATTTATTTTACATATCAGGAGCAGGTATTGTTGGTACATATATGGGTACATCAGCATACATGGCAAAGAATGGTAAATAAATGGCAAAAAAAGATCCAAAAATTGGTACAGGCAAAAAGCCTAAAGGTTCAGGAAGAAGACTCTATACTGACGAAAATCCAAAAGACACTGTTAGGATTAAATTTGCAACTCCTGCTGATGCTCGTGCAACAGTTAGAAAAGTTAAGAGAATTAACAAGCCTTATGCTAGAAAAATTCAAATCCTTACTGTCATGGAACAAAGGGCAAAAGTAATGAAAAAAGCAGAGGTAGTTAGAATTGCTAAATCTGCAAAAGAATCTTTAAAACGTGCTAGAAAAAAATGACTGCATTTTTTCTCATGTGTTATCTAAATGATAATTTCAATGGTGGGATATACTTTAAAAACATTAATGATTGTTTATATTATGCTGAGAGGTTGAGTAGTCAAAAAATAGAAGTTCCGATAAAAGTTGAAAATTATGAGTGTATGTGTAAACTCATACCAAATATTGATGATAAAAAAGTGAAGGTATATTAGGAGGTAGCAATGTTACAAGCACTTATTGGTCCAGTTACTGGACTACTTGATAAATTTATTCCAGACGCAGATCAAAAGGCAAAGCTCGCTCACGAGATAGCCACCATGTCTGAAAAACACGCTCAAGAGGCGTTACTTGCTCAATTAGAAATCAATAAGGCAGAGGCTGCAAGCGGATCTATATTTAAGGGCGGCTGGAGACCAGCAGTTGGGTGGGTCTGTGCGATTGCTTTTGCTTATCACTTTATCGTAAAAGATTTAATTATATTTGGTGCTAGTTTTGCCGGTGCAGAATTACCAGATTTGCCAGAATTTGATATGGGCACACTTTTAACTGTTCTTGGAGGTATGTTGGGAATTGGAACGTTGCGGACATACGAGAAGCAAAAAGGCTTAACCAAGTAATGGAAAAAGAAAAAAAAGAAGTAATAATATGTTATATTCATAAAATAGCTATGAAAGAAATAAAGCACGAAGAACCTATACCAGAACTTGGTATATATAAATACAAAGAATACAAATGCCCTATGTGTTTTACATCAGTAATGGAAGATTAAAATGGATGGAGTAAAGGTAGCTCAAACTCTATTTAAGAACATTCGTCAAAGAAGAGATGAATTATCACAATCTTTGGCAGATGGCTCGATAACTTCTATGGAAGATTATCGGTTCATAACAGGTCAAATACGAGGACTGACTTGGTGTGAAGAAGAAATAAGAACCTCGATGAAAGGTATAGAAGATGAGTAAAAAATTATATGTCCCAGACCGGATTTTGGGAAAAAAAGTTATAAATCCGACTCCATCACCAATATCAAAGGGATTTGGTAAAAATGATGAACCTAACAAGAATGAAGATGATCCTTCAAAACTGGATTCTTCATTAATAGATAGGTTGCCACAACCAACTGGGTATAGAATTTTAGTAATACCTTACTATCCAAAAGAAAAAACAAAGAGTGGTATTTACATACCAGATGCCACTAGGGAAAGAGAATCATATGCTACTGTTGTTGCTTATGTCGTAAAAATGGGTCCAGACGCTTATAAAGACGAACATAAATTCCCAACTGGAGCATACTGTTCTGAGAAAGAATGGGTGCTTATGGGTAGATATGCTGGAAATAGGTTCAAAGTGGAGGGTCTTGAGCTAAGACTCATAAATGATGATAATATTATAGCAAAAATACTTGATCCAACAGATGTTTCTTATGTATAGTGGAGAGTGACATGAATGACACACAAGAAAAAAATTTAGAACAAGAAGTCGTTGAAGAAAACGTAGTTGTTGACATTGAAGAATCAGAAGATCAAAAATCTGAAACTCCAAAAGTTGAAGTTAAAGATGATGAGCGAACAAATGTTCGTTCTGAAGAAACAGAAGAAGAATTAGAAAATTATTCTGAGAATGTTAAGAAACGCATTAATCAATTAACAGCTAAAAGAAAACAAGCTTTAGAAGAGGCAGATGCTGCTTTTAAATATGCAGAAGATCAAAAAAAGAAAAACGAAGAGTTGCAACAACAACTAAAGCAACTTAATTCTGGCTATACTTCAGAGTTTGGAAACAGAATAGAAGCACAAACTGCACAAGCAAAAAAACTTTATAAGGAGGCTTTTGATGCTGGAGATGCTGAAAAAATGTCTGAGGCAAGCGATCTCATGGCTAAACTCGCTATTGAGAATGAAAGACTTAGAATCCAAAAACTTAGAACTGAAAATGCAACAACTCAAACAAATGAACAACAAAGTCAAGAAGCCACCCCTCAAGCGAGGCAGACCCCGCAAAGACAAGAATTAGATCCTAAGTTACAAAGTTGGCTTGATAAGAATAAATGGTTTGGTCAAGACATGGTTATGACTAGAGGAGCACAAGCTATTCATGAGCAAGTGGTAAGTGAAGATGGACTTGACCCATCTACAGATGATTATTATAGGGAAATAGATAAACGTATGAGAGTTGAATTTCCACATAAGTTTCAGAGTGACAGAAAAGTCGCCCAGACTGTCGCACCTGCAAACGGCAAAGCCGTATCAAGTGGGCGGAAGAAGCAAATAGAACTTACCCCTGGACAAGTTGCATTTGCAAAAAAAATGAGGATACCTTTAGAGCAGTATGCAAAAGAGGTAGCCAAAATTGAAAACAGAAAAGGAGCCTAATATGGTGGATAGAGCTAATCGAGAGTCTGCAACTCGTGAAAAACAGGAAAGAAGAAAAGCTTGGACACCTCCATCACAATTGGATGCTCCGCCAGCACCTATAGGATATAAGCATAGGTGGATTAGAGAACGAGTTATGGATTACGATGATAAAGCGAATATCTATAAACGGCAAAGAGAAGGATATGAATTAGTGCGTGCAGAGGATTATCCAAATACAGATTTTCCGGTGATTGATGAAGGCAAAAATGCTGGAGTAATTGGTCAAGGAGGACTTTTATTAGCACGGATTCCAGAAGAGATTGTTGACGAAAGAAATCAATACTTCATGGATAAAACCAACACCCAGATGGAGGCTGTAGATAGAGACTTAATGAAAGAATCTAACCCTGCAATGCCAATATCTAAAGAAAGAAAGTCTCAAGTCGCTTTTGGTGGTAAGAGGCAAAGTTAATAAAATTCTTACTTAGGAGTTAAAAATGGCAAATCAAGACGCTGCTTTTGGCATGAGACCAGTTAAGATGATAGGGGGAGCTCCCTACACTGGTGGTCAAAGCCGATATAGAATTGCTGCCAATTACGGAACTGCTATCTTTCAGGGCGACATGGTCGCTCAAGTTACTGGAGGTGGTGTAGAAGTACACGCTGATGGTGGTACAGTGCCAATAGTTGGAGTATTCAATGGTTGTAGATTTACAGATCCTACAACTGGAAAAGAACGCTTTTCCAACTTTTATCCTGCAAGCACAAATGCTTCAGACATTGAGGCTTTCATTATAGATGACCCAAATGTTATCTTTGAAATTCAATGTAATGCTGCATTTCCAGTTGCAGATTTATTTGGTAACTTTGA